CTAAATGTTATGACTGGTTATGCTGATGATCCTGGTGGTCAGAAGTCTGTTAAGCAGGACATCCACTGTCCTGGTGAGGAGATCGTGGTTGATGGGGTAACTGGCGAGATTATCAGTCGGACAACCCTAGCTTGAGAAGAAAAACCAAGAGCAGAAAAGAATACAGAAACAAGGACGGTAAGTTTTTTGAGAAGCAAGAGGATTTTCGAAAGAAACTTACCTACCTTACCATACTAGATAATAAGAGGAAGTTCGGAAAGGACTTCAAACACCAAAATCGTAACGATAGGATTAAGTGATATGCATGTAAACGATCATTCAGAAAATGAACTTTTGGTTTCGCTAATCATGGCAGACACAGATGTTACAAGAGCGAAGGCAGTTAGGGAAGCTTACTCAATAGATCCCGCCGATGCTCCAACCCTTGACGAGCTTCCCTGAAATTATGAACAAACAAACGTACTTATCTGGCGGTTACCCACAGGGATCATCAAAATATCGTATGGCTTTAAAGAAATTTGGGCCTATTCCTGCTCCAGTAGAGCCTGTTGTTGAGAAAAAAGTAGAAGTACAATCCGTACCTATTAAAAAAGCAGTAAAAAAGGTAGCTAAAAAGAAGTCCGAGGACTGAAAATAGCTATTTTTAATCAACTATCTGGAGAGGCAGCTCGGTTTTTGAGATAAATGCCTCTCTATTTTTGTGCCAAGACTCTCTGCCCGCTAATTCACCTAAAGAATGGTGGATAATCTTTATATCTACAGCTTTATTTGTGAATCCTTCTAGAAAAGCTTTGCTTGTGTAGTGAATATCGTAAAAATCCCACTTACCTTCGAAGTATTCTGGCTTACTTAGCCCAATTTGGCTTATTGTTCTGGCTCTAGCTGCTAAAAACAAACCGTCAAGCACAACTACTTCACCTGGGAAGCCATAAAGGGTATCTACCGGATGTATTTGGTCTGGATGAACATGAAAAACTCTACCTCGATGCTTTCCTGCTCTCCATTTTTCACGATCCCACCATACAGCATCTTTTCCTAGGTCAGTAGTTCCTGCTGGACCAACAAAACCGACATCACTCGACTCTGTTTCTTGTATAAGTTTATCTAGAAAATCTTCTTTTGGTTCATGAATCTCAATATCATCATGACAGAAGATGAATAGATCCTCAGGATCTGGTTCTGCTTTCTTAAACGCTGTTTCATACGCAGAAAATATAGATCCTTGATTGCACATCAAAAGAACCTTCACTCCTAAAGAAGTGTAGTAATTTAATAATGCGTGAGTTGTAGGAGAAATATCCTCTCTAGATCTAGTACATATAACAGCGTAAACATTCATATACTATAATATATTATATTACGGATTTTTTCATGGAAAAAGAAAAATTATTAGAAGAATTTAGGCGATGTGCAGAGGACCCAGTCTACTTCATATCAAGATACATCAAGGTTACTCACCCAGTTCGAGGGCTTGTACCCTTCAAGCTCTACCCCTTTCAGGAAAGAATTCTAGGGGATCTCCAGGAGCACCGATTTAACATCCTTCGTAAGTTCCGTCAGGCAGGATGTACCACCATTGCTGCTGGTTGGTCCTTGTGGACTATCATATTCCAGAAGCACAAGTCTGTAGTTATTCTTTCTAAGGGTGATGCTGAGTCTACTGAGGTGCTGGACAGAATCAAGCTCATGTATGATGAGCTACCAGAGTTCTTGAGGCCAGGGATTGTAGAGGATAACAAACATACACTGAAACTCAAGACTAACTCTGTAATTAAATCGAGACCTTCTGGTAAGCAGTCGGGTCGATCACTTGCTGGATCCCTACTGATTATTGATGAGGCTGCATTCATTGAAAATATTGATACTATTTGGGCTGCTGTTTATCCGATTATCTCTACAGGTGGTCGTGCTTTCGTGCTTTCTACTGTCAACGGTATCGGTAACTGGTATCATGAAGTTTATCAAAAAGCCTTGGATGGAGAAAACTCCTTCCATCCCATAGATATTCGTTGGCAAGAGCACCCAGAATATAACTTCACACCGGGGTATGAGCATCTGTATGAGCAGATGGCTGAGAAAGACCTTGATATTCACAAGTGGGAAGAGACCACAAAAGCCAACATGCCTACGAAGCAGTGGCTACAGGAGTATGAGTGCAGCTTCCTGGGTACGGGTGACACTTATATTGAGGGTGAGATCCTAAAAGATGTGGCCCAGCAAACGAGCGAGGAGTATTACACAAAGCACAACAACCGTATGCGTGTGTGGCAAGACCCACAACCACATTACAATTACTTGATTGCCTGTGATACATCCCTTGGTAGAGACCGGGATTACTCTGCTTTTCACATAATAAACATGTATAACGGCCAGCAGGTAGCGGAGTTCTACTCTAATAGAACAGCAATAAATGATTTTGCTCAAATATTAGCTAACGAAGGTATGCTATATAATACAGCTCACATTATTTGTGAGCGAAACACGATAGGAAACAACTTGATCGACTGGCTCTATAATGTCTATGAGTACGAAAACTTGTGGGCAGACGAGAAAGGAGATATAGGGTTTCAGATCACAGCGAAAAACAGAGAGAGTATCCTAGCTGAGTTGGAGGAAGCAGTCAGAACAGACTTGATAAAAATTAACTCTACTAGGACCTGTGACGAGCTTTTCACGTTTATCATTGGTGAGAACGGTAAAGTTCAGGCAGAAAAAGGGTATCATGATGATCTTGTCATGAGTCTGGCTCTCTCTGTTCACGCCTATAAAAACTTACTAGATACTACGCCTATGGAACTTATGGGCACGAGGCCGATCCCAGGGGAGGCACCTCTTCCAGTGACTAATTCTTATATGGCTAATATCAAGACCGCTCACGGCGCTCTAAGCAAGGAAGACTACAGATGGTTGATAAAATAGAAGAGAATAACGAAGAGCCTGTTAACGAAAGCGGGTATACAAACTTTGGTGGGTCTGCGGGGCGCTCAGGAACTTACTATACTCCTACAGGCCCCATAGGTAGGTTTTTTGCAAAGTTCTTTGCTACAAAGGCCCAGCCAGCAGTACAGAAGGCATTAGATCAAGGACAGCCTACCGCACTAACTGGAGATACAATTAAGGCTACAGGGGTGCTAAAAGATACTCCGGGTGTTGACAGCCCAGCCATTGGAGGTGTAATTAGAAATCCAGTAGTCCCTCAAAATGAACTAAACAGAAAGAAAAGATACAAAGAATACGAAGAGATGGATGAGTATCCTGAGATTGGTTCGGCTTTTGATATTTATGCTGATGATACCACTCAAAAGGGTGCGAAGGGAGAGCGATGGACAGTTGATTCGGAAAATACGCTAGTTGTTAATGAAGTAGAGAACTTTTTTTCTGATATAAAATTAGATAAGATCTTGTGGGATATTGCCAGAAACACAGTCAAGTATGGTGATTGTTTTATTGAGATGATTGTTAATGTGGAGAAGCCTGAAGAGGGTATTAAAAAATTAAAAGTTCTTAATCCTAATTATCTTCTTCGTGTGGAAAATGAGTTTGGCTACCTTAAAAAGTTTCTTCAAGAGATCCCTTCTTCCGATGTAAATGAAGTTCTCTACAACGGTACTGGGGAGCAGCGTCCAGTAAAGTATATCGAGCTAGACAAGCATCAAATCGTACACTTCCGGCTTCATACTTCGGATCCTGTATTCTATCCCTATGGTAAATCTATCGCAGCGTTATGCCATAGAATCTTCCGCTCGTTGAAAATGATGGAAGATGCTATGATGATCTATCGCCTTTCCCGCGCTCCTGAGCGGCGTATATTCTATATTGATACAGGTAACCTGCCTACAAGCAAGGCCGAGATGTTCATTGAGCGTATCAAACAAAAGTTCAAAAAAGAGAAATTCTATCAAGGATCTACATCACAAGTAAATGCTAGGTACAACCCCATGTCTCTTGACGAAGACTTCTTTGTGGCTACCAAAAATGGAAGAGGAACCAAGATTGAAACGCTTCCAGGTGCCACTAACCTCGGAGAGATTGAGGATGTTAGATATTACAGAGATAAGCTTCTAGCGGCTCTTAAGATCCCAAAAGATTATCTTGTAGAGAAAGATAAGTCCCCAGAAAGAAAAGCTAACCTATCTCAACTTGACGTAAAGTTTGCTCGAACTATTCAAAGAGTTCAGGTAGACATAGAAAGTGGTCTTGAGAATTTAGCTAAGAGACACTTACAGCTTAAAGGCTTCCCCGCTAGTTTAATTAAGAAGCTTAGAATTAAACTTCCTGAACCCTCGGACATGTCTGCTAAGAGAAAGCTGGATCTAGATGAGCAAAAGATTAGAGTTATTCAGGCGGCACAAGGACTTAATCTTCTTCCTAAAAAGCAGCTTTACATGGAATATTTTGATATGACAGAAGAGCAAGCGAATAGGATAATAGAAGAAAAGAAAAAAGAAGATATCGAGAACGCAGAAATGCAAGCAGATCTAAACCCTGAAGGAACGCCTGAAGCGCAAACTCCATCACCTTCGACGGCTAATGAAAGCACGGAGAGTCCTGTAGAATTTATGCTTAACCGCACGATGGACGAGCAAGCAAAAGAAGTAATGGGTAGAATTGTACAAAAACAAAAGCAAAAAGCTAAAGAGCTATTAGAAAGCTAATCTATATAACTAAAACGGAGATAATAAAATGTTTTCAAGATTATTTGAAGAGAGAGACAAGACAATTACCCACCTTGTAAAACTAGGTGACTGCATCGGCAGGTCAATCCGAGAGAATGTTATGCTTTTCAGCATGGACGGAAATAATGAGCAAGTAACTTACCTTACCGAGAGTGGTAAAGTTATTACGGGAATGTTTACTATTTCCGAAGAAGTTACTTTGAAAAACATCAAAATTCAAGACTCTTCGGTTTTTGATGATGAGGAAACATTCGATGGCTTTGTAAATGAAAAGATGCACTCATTTATTGAAAATATTCATTATTCTGAGTACGGGTCTGCCGATGACAGCTTTTCGGACATTCTTACTCTTTGGGAAAATAGACTAAAGCTTTCCGGGGTGCAAAAAAGACTTCATGAGCAGTGCGCTAAATTAGCCGAAACTGAGAAGATCATTGACTCAGTAGAGTTTAAAAATCTTCTTGAGGTTGTTCCCCAGCTAAGTTCATTTTTATCAGAAAACATAGAAAAAATTATTCAAGTTCCTGAGGTAAGAAACGCTGTGAATTTGTCTAACGCAGTTTCACAAGCTTTTAATTTTCCTAGGCTAACTCTTGAAGATTTACAGGAGGAAGGAGAATACAGCTTGAAGAGAGGTGTCAATGAGTCCATTTATGAGATGGTTTGCCGTCAAGAACTCATAAAGAAAGAAATCATAGAATCTAAAAGAAATTTTGAAATGGTTTGGGCTAGCTCTCCTGCCATAAAGACTCTAGCTAGCATGGTGTTTGAAGACGCAGAAACCACGGTAGGCGCTTTAAGTGAAGCACTCGTTGAGGTTCCTTATCTAGCCCTGGCATCCAAAAAGAGTCTATATGAAACTTTTTCTAACTGCTTGGCTTCTGTAGATGGGGCGTTGGGAGTTACAGATAAGGATATTCAAGAGTTCGCCTCTAGAATCTTTGAATATAAAAAAGACGTAAAAGAAGTTTTTGTAAACAACATAAATGAAAAGTATGGGATTAATATTCAAAATCTGCAAGATCCTGCTTCATTTAAAAGCCTAGCGAACACTCAAGTTGTCATCTTTGAAGCTTTGTCCAGATTATCTCCAAAGGGCAGTGTTCTTAAGAGAACTTTGTCGGAGATGGCACACAACTTAAAAGGAAAGCACGGCGTTGAGTGTATTGATGTCAATGACTTCCTTCTTGAGATGTTTGTCTCCGCTGGTTATGACTGCATTTTAGAAGAAGGTACTAAAGAAAAGTTGGATTTTAAACGAATCACGGGACAGCTTTCAGATATAAAAAACTTGGTAAATAATATTCAGGAGCAGCTTTCTGAAAAAGATGCAAATTACTCTAGCGACGAAAACCTAGAAGATGTTGAAGAAGCCGCCGATCCAAAAGAGGAAAAGGTTACAGACAAAGACATAGAAAAGAAGGCAGAACACAAAAGTAAAGTAGATTCTATCGAAGTTGAGGCGGCTTCAGACGATGCTGAAGAAGTTAAATCTCAGGAAGAGGCACAAAAACCTTCTACAAACGAAGAACCAAAAACCGAGCAAGAAGCCATAGACGATTTGTCTGAGTTTGATAAAGTGATTGATGATCTAGTAAAGGGTATGGGTTGACGCTTGATAAAAGTAATATTATTGAAACATAGCACTAAATAAGTTTAGAGGAGTGTTATGGCAGAGTTATCATCATTAGTATTTGTAGACGTAGATGAGTTAGGGAGACCTACGGGTTTAATTGCTTCTAACGAAGAAGACACTATATCTTCTAGTGTCTTACCTTCGGCTGTAAATGATGCAGTTAGTTCGGTAGCTCAACTAGAGCCTTTAGTTCCGATTGCTCCCATTTTGTCGGCGTTACCTGATGATTTTAATGCTCTTAGCGGAGACGTAAATAGCCTTAGTGGTGATGTTTCTGCTTTCCAAGAAGATATTGACAACCTGTCTTCGCTTGTTCCTATTGCTCCTATTTTATCGGCGTTACCCGATGATTTCAATACTCTTAGCGCAGATGTAAGCAGCCTTAGCAGCGATGTTAGCGATTTCCAAGGTCAAATTGATTCCGTTTCCGCCTTAACTGGGCCAGGAGTTGTAGACAATCTATTAGGACTAAGCTCCGATATTACTGACCTCAGTGGTGATGTAAGTAGCCTAAGCGGTGACGTAACTGGATTTACTAATGTTAGCTCTGTAGTATATCAAAACTCCTCAACGTGGAATGATGCTTCCGCTGTTTCAGGTTTTGATGGTGTAAGTGCCATAGTCTACCAAAACTCCTCAACGTGGAATGATGCTTCCGCTGTTTCAGGTTTTGATGGTGTAAGTGCCATAGTCTATCAAAACTCGTCAACGTGGAATGACGCCTCTGCTGTTTCAGGTTTTGATGGTGTAAGTGCCATAGTCTATCAAAACTCTGCGACATGGAATGATGCTTCCGCTGTTTCAGGTTTTGAGGATGTTAGCTCCGTGGTTTATCAAAACTCGTCAACGTGGAATGACGCCTCTGCTGTTTCAGGTTTTGAAGATGTTAGCTCCGTGGTTTATCAAAACTCTTCGACATGGAATGATGCTTCTGCTGTTTCAGGTTTTGAAGATGTTAGTTCTGTAGTCTATCAAAACTCGTCAACATGGAATGATGCCTCTGCTGTTTCAGGTTTTGAAGATGTTAGTTCTGTAGTCTATCAAAACTCTTCGACATGGAATGATGCTTCTGCGGTCTCAGGCTTTGAAGATGTTAGTTCGGTAGTCTATCAAAACTCGTCAACGTGGAATGATGCTTCTGCGGTCTCAGGCTTTGAAGATGTAAGTGCTATAGTTTCTGATGGGTCCAGTATGCTTTCTAGTCTTTCCGGGTTGATGCCTGGGGCTAATGGCGGGCCAGATGTATACATTTACAGTGCGCTAAATAACATAGCTAAAAAATTCAGACTCATTGACGAAGACACAGGGTTTGATAAACTGGATCAGTCAGGTGTAGCTTTTCAGCTTTCGGGCGTTCAAGCAATAAGAAGCCCCAGAGGAAAACGAATAGCTACCGTGGCTCAAGATCCTTCTGGAAAAGATGTCGCGCAAGTTAAAGTAGAGTATGTAAGTTCATTAAACACTGGAGTTTCTTTCCTTTCGGCGGGGGTTGCAGGTTTAGTTGCTACTGAGGACATTAGATTAGGTAGAGTAAATTTAGATCTCTTGCCGACTACACCCACTAGCTCATTATTTGGTTTGTACACAAAAACTCAGGATTCCTCAGGTAATTGGGATTCTAGTTATGACTATGTAAATACAGCTTCAGGAAATATAAAAGATGTATCAACTTACGTTAACACTGCTTCAGGCAATATAGGAGATGTATCAACTTACGTTAATACGGCATCCGGTAATATTGAAGATGTATCAACTTATGTAAATACAGCTTCAGGAAATATAGGGGATGTATCAACTTATGTCAATACGGCATCTGGTAATATTGAAGATGTTTCTGCGTACGTTAACACTGCTTCAGGCAATATAGGAGATGTATCAACTTACGTTAATACGGCATCCGGTAACATAGAAGATGTTTCTGCATATGTTAATACAGCTTCAGGAAATATAGGAGATGTATCAACTTATGTCAATACCGCTTCAGGCAATATAGAAGATGTTTCTGCATACGTTAATACTGCTTCAGGCAATATAGGAGATGTTTCTACTTACGTTAATACCGCTTCTGGTGAAATAGCGGATGTCTCTAACATTGTTGCTGATGGGTCCACCACTCTTTCCGCTTTGTCTGGAAATGATGAGGTTATTGGAACTCCCAAAGCTTGGGGTTTATCATCGCTGCAAAGAAGACTTAGCTTTGTTGATGGGGATGGCGCAGTGGTGACGAACCCAGTAAACGAAACAGGACTTGGGTTAAGGTTAAGCGGCGGAAGTATTTTTACCACAAATTCAAATAACGTAATTTTAAAAAGTGGAAATGATCCGAGTGCTTTAATCCAAGTGACTAAGCTTTCTGCAAGCATGTCTGCAGTCAACACCATTAATTTGTTAAGTCCAGAGTTGATTTATGGTCCTAGTGGTAGCACTAGCTCATTAATTCCAATCATCGACGATCTAGCTTCCGTTTCAGGCGCTGGTGGTGGAGGTGGGGGCGCTGGCGATGCTAGTGCTATCCTGGCAGACGACACAGGCCCAATCCCCGTGTATAGAGTTATTGATGCTGCCTCTAACGCGGTGGCAAACTCAAACACCCTTGTCTATGATTCCGGGGCAGAGAATTTTGTTTATAGAAAGATTCCTTTTAATATTGAACCTGGTCAGAACACTGTAACATTAACTCAAGAAGATTTAAACTTTGATTTCGGCCCCTCTGCAACTATTAAAGGGGGAGAGACTTTAGACTTCTCAGGATCACTTACAAGTTCAGGTGCAACTAAAACCCTTCTAGAATTTGATGACAAGAGCCGTGTCGCACTAGGTAGAAACTCAGTCCCACTAGAAATCAGTGCTCTTGGTGAGTCTGACATAAGGCTTGAGGATGATGGCACTAATGGAGCATTTATATTAATTAAAGGTGACAATACTGCGGATACTCCAATTCCTAGCAATCTTCACCTACAAAGTGCTAACTTAAGTGCTGACGCTGATTCTCAAATTGATTTCGATACAGATATCAACATGGGCGGTTCTACTCACCTTGTTGGTAACACGATAGGAGCTAACCACATTGCGTGTAAAAACCAAACAGGTTCTACCATCACCGCAGGAACACCAGTCTATGTGACTGGTTTTGTTGGGGGTTCAGATACTATTACAATCGCAGCAGCTTCTGCATCAGTTCCTGCTTCCATGCCCGCAATCGGAGTTCTATCTGACGACCTAACTACGGGCAGTGATGGATATGTAGATGCCTTCGGAGTAGCTAAGAATATTGATACTCAAACTCCAGGTTGGGCTGAGAACGATGTTCTTTATGTGGCTCCTAATGGGGGACTGACCAACGTGCGTCCCACGGGAACATCGGAGCTAGTTCAAAACATTGGAATTGTAGAATTCTTAGGAACATCAAACGGTAAGATTATTGTTCTTGGTTCTGGAAGATCTAATGATATTCCTAATAGTATTGATTCCTCTTCTGTGTCTGGTCTTGGCGCTCTTGCCCTTCTTGATACGGTTGATACTGCTCAGATAGATGACGATGCTGTTACTCAGAGCAAGATCGCATTCCAGGCGGTGGACAGTCCTGAAATCGCTCCAGACGCGATTATTTCTAGCAAGATTGCGGACGGCGCTGTTCAGGGTGTCAAGTTAGGTGATAGTTCAGTATCTGAGACCAAAATCTCATCAGGGGCTGTTACGGGATCCAAAATTCAAAACGGCGCTGTAACCGAGGAAAAAATTGCAACAGATGCCATTACTGCTTCCAAGATTAGGTCAGGCGCTGTTGGTAATAGCGAGATTGCCTCCAACTCTGTCGGCACAGACGAACTTATAAATGGTGCTGTTACAGCGGGAAAAGTTTCCAGTGATATCATCACTACGGGATCATCTAGTCAAACAAAAAGCGGCGATCTAACTGTTCAAAATCTAAGATCCAATGTTTCGATAGATACAGCAACTTGGAGCTATGGTGATCCTAGTGCGACAAGTGAAATGTCGGTGCTGCAAGGATTTACTGTTAAACCTAAAGGTTATGGTGATAACGGTAAGGGCATAGAGTTTAGATTTGATACGATTGAGACTGGCTACATTCTAGATGAAGAATCTGGTGCTACCTACAACATCATAGAAGGTAGCGATCCTGGATCAACGAGAGTTAAGAATTTTACAAAATATACAAATCAGTACACCAACCTCAACACCTATAAAAGTGGGGCTTCTGCTTTTGAGATTGAATTTAGCGGATTCACAATAGCAAATTCATCTAACACAAGTTGGAAACCCTTAGTTCTTTTCCACGGCGGGGGTACTGCCGCAAGTAGTATCACTATCCAGGCTTTAGAGGGTGATGGAACTACTTGGACTACTGTATTTAGTGGCACACCTGGGCCAGAGCAAACAGATGTAATCTTCCCAGAAAATTATTATAACATATCCACAGGTAACCTCAAAGGTATGAGATTCCGTTTTGAAGGTATTTCAACTAATATGTATCTAAAGATGCTTGGGTTTACATCTCGAACATCGCCAAGCTTCGCATGGCAAATGTTGAAGGACGGAGGCTCTTTCTATGGTGACATAGATGGAAAACTTAATGGAGTTCAAGAGTGGTATATTCAGCAAGATGGAGATACTTCCTTCAAAACCGTTGCGATTGATCAATCTGTAGTAATTAATAATTCTGGGGATTGGGTTGGAAACAATCTAGACCACACTACTGATCTTGATAATGTAGGCACTAATACTCACGCACAAATTGATGCTAAGTTGGCTGATTTGGTGTCTTTCAGTGGAGGTGGACCTTATCTACCGTTAGCCACTGGAGGTCAAGTAAGCGGAGATATTGAGCTAAAGAACAGTGCTGACTTAATCTTCAACGA